ATCAATAACCAATCTTTGGAATGGGCGAATAACAACATTGTCAAACAAAATAGATGCCGACTTTAATTCATCCGCGTTATTACCAAATCCCGTTCCGTCTTTAATACCCAATAACAACGGCGATACCACGCGATGCGATATCATAACCTTTTGCATTGATTCCGAACTTAGGAATTGATATTGGTTGTGGGCATCACTTAATTGTACTGGGGTGATGTCCGCCGCTGAATCCTTGCCATCGTTCCAACTGATAATAAAACGACCTGCATTTGACGATCCACCAAACTTGGCTTTGATTTGTGATTCAACCGTATCTTTAACCTCGGCGGGTGGTTGCCCATTGTTGAAGTTTATCAACATACTTGGTGCAAGACCATTCATGATGTTGTTGATGTGGAAATTTGATATCTCCGACTCCAAGTTTGCATATTGCGTACCTCCTTGGTAGTCCACGGGTGCGAAGTAGAACGAACCCGTTGAATATGGTTTGATGGTTAGTATACATTCGTTCGCGTTTTGGTCGTAACCCCATGCCCTTATCTCTGTTGGTTGTGTGCCACGCTTGATATTGGCCCAATCGGGGTAATAATAATACTTTTCAATCTCGCCTTTGTCGTTGCACTTGGCGGGGCGAAGTGTTTGTTGTGGAAAGTGCTTGGCTTGAATATACTTTTTCTTATCCTTTGATTTGATTAGTTGAAACGATGCTTGGCCCAACATCTTCAAATCCATAATTACCGCGCGTAAATCATCCCCACTAAACATCTTTTTGAACTCAATGTAACCTGGTAAATCGCGCGATGTTGTTGTCACCTCTAATCCCTTGCCATAAATTTGGTCTGCAATTCCTTTGATACACGCATTATTGGTTGGTGAACCATGATACAAGTCAATCAAATACTGATAATAATTGTTATCGTCACCATATTGCACCCAATCTTTGTTTTTTTGCTCAATGATGGATGGGGCCGTATACGATTGTAGTTGTATAAATTCTAAACTCATAGTGTTATCCAATTAGGTGAAACGGGGGCCGTTGTATCCCATTGTTTCCAAGTGTTGTTAATGTTGGTTGTTCCCACAATCCAATACCCTAAATACTCCCACACCAAATTATTTGCGTTGAATACACGAATTAATATCTCATCGGTGTTTTGTGCAACCGCATTGATGGCGGTTAATGATGGCAAATTCATCGTGTAGAACGAATACAACTTGCTTGGGGTACTTGTGGCCGTCACCATCGTTTTGGTGGGCTTGTGCCACACCTCAATCGTTGATACACCCGTAAATTCCACAAACGATGTGAAATTGATATTGGTGGATGCGTTATTGATGTGCATACCTATAAAACGCGAAATACATTTTTTGTTATAAATGAAAAACCCCCACCGAATGGTGAGGGCTTACATAGAAATATAATTAAAACAATTACGGTGCGGTTGAAATTGTAATCACACTTCCCAATTCTGCGTAATTGTCCGCATCGATTGGTGATGGTGGTGTTTTTTCTTGGCTTGAAAAAGTGATTGTATTCAAACGAGCATCGCCCATTTGCACACCCCATGAAGATGATCCGCCATTGGCATCACAACCCAAGGTTTGACCTATCAACCAAAATTGGTCGTTTCTGTCCCAAATGACAATTTGCCATCTGCCCTTGGACAAAGTTTGGATTGAATCCATGTCTAAATCTCCCGCTGCTGGTGTAACACCGCTTGGTTTGAATGATAAGGTGAAAATACTCTCATACATGGTTGTTCCATTATCGCGTGATGCGGTGATGGTTGTTTCCAATGTAGACAATCCTTTCAACTCCCAAAAGTAACCCGTCACCTTTACGGGTGTAGGACTTGCTCCGTTATTAATTTGCGTAATTAAACCCGTTCCGTCAGTTACGATGGTATTGGCAAATTCAAAGGGTACGAAAAACGCACCTTTGATACCACCGACATATTGTTTACAAGGTTCGTATCTTCCGACTAAAGTTCCACAAGTTGGCATATCTTTTCTATTATCTTGGTTAAAAAAAAGGGGTGGGTGTTTATGCCCACCCCGTGTTTATATTTTCCTTATCGGATTAGGTTACATTAATTACAACTTGTTGAGTTGGGTTTGTAGCAATGATACCACCCGTGAAACGCATGATTACACGAACATTCTGTGAACCATCGATATCGCTCATGTCGATAACCTTCACTTCGTTGTAATCGCTCAACAATCCTGTTCCAAAGTGCAAATCAGATTTCATACCCAATACACAATCGTAGTCGTTTAGACCTGGACACATTGTAACGGGAATACCTTGGAAGTTCATTGGCTTTTCACCAACATAGAATTGGAAGTTGAAGTTACCCGCAGATAACGCCGCTTGATACGCCTTCATGGTAGATGGACCAACATAGTATTGGTAACCTTCTTTTCCGTACAATGCTGCAGGTGAGTAATTTAATGCTTCTTGCAAACGAGCAACAACATTTGTTCCATCTGTTGCACCCGAGAATGGACGAACGATTGCAGAGTTATCAATCAAATAACCAACCATTCCGTCTTGACCCGCTACGATTGCGGAATCATACCAAAGACTTGATTTCCAAATACCTAATTCGTTTGCTTGTGCAACTTCCGCTGCAGTTTGAGCCAACATAAATTCTTCGAATGTTGCTGGTAATTTCTCAAATGCACTGAAACCCGCTTGTGCTGATTCCCAAGTGGTACGCAAATTGTTTTTACACAACTGCAAGTTCACTTGCTTTTCAACTGTGGTCAACACATATTCACCTAAAGTTACTGAAGATGAATCTGTAAAGTCACAAGATGCGTCAGCAATTACAACTGAATCTTGGTAGTTACGGATAACTTCTTTGAATGCAACATTGGGGTGCAATGTGATAAGTTCTTTTGCCAAGGTTTCACCCGACAACAACGCGGCCGCAATATATTTGTTACCAAAAAGACCCGCGTAGGTATTTGGTGATATTGTTGGGCCACTCAAATTGATTTTGTTTAATTTATTGTTCATTTTAGTGGTTTAGTTAAAAAGTTGATTAAATACACGATCCTTCAAAGTTTCCTCACGCTTGGCACCCAACTTGAAAATCAACTTGGAATCCTTCATGTTTGCCTCTGGGTTGTGCAATGTGTGTGGTGCTGGTTCGTTAGCCAATCTCTCTGTCAATTCTTTGTTCTCGGCACTCAATGCGATTTTCTCGCCTTCCAATGCTGATAAACGGGCTTCAAACTTGGCTTCCAATTCGCTCATCTGTTTGCTAAAATAAGATTCTTCCATTTCGGTTTTGCTTTTAACCACCTTCTTTGCCATTGGCATATCGCCAATTTGCTCTTTCATTGGTTGGTCTTCGGCTTCAACTTCCTCGATGATTTCTTCCTCGGGGGCTTCTTCCTCCTTGGTTGCGATTTCAACGATAGTACCATTTGCATCCACGGTCATTACATTTCCGTTTTCCAATGCAAATTCACCTTCTGGTGTTGGGATGTTACCATCGGGAGTAACGATAAATACCGCTTCACCCACGGCGAAATTGTCTGATTCAAATGTGGCTTGACCATCCTCGGTCTTAACTTGTGCCAAATCAACCACAATCGCTTCCTCGGGCTTTAATCCCAAAGTTGCCAATACGCGGTTTAATGTTTCGGTTGCGTTCATATCTAAAATACTTTAATTGTTTACTTTGTTTGATTTTTGAAATTCGGTAAGGATGTCAATTACCTTGGCTAACTTTTCATCATCGGTTTGAACCTTTGACAATGGCATTGACCTATCCGCAAAATACCCTTCGATGCTGAATCCTTTAACACGACCCGTTTTAACATAGTCGTTCCAAATCTCATCGTTGGTAACCTTTAATGACCCCATCCAAGTTCCAATCGGATCGTTCATACCATAAATGGCCGACTTGTCTTTTTCCATGTCCTCCTTAATCCAAGATTCCACCATGCAAATACCTTGCAACGCCATGTCGTGTTCCAATGTGGCTTTGCCTTGGTTCCCCTTCATCAAAAACATTTGCGATGCCCGTGATACAGTGTTCTTTGAAAAGTACACATAAAATTCTTGCATCTCGCCATTCATCACTTGTTTGCGGTAAATGGCGAGATGCAAGAATTTTATGT